CTCTTTATCGCTAATGTCCTTTCTAATCTGCACAATAACTTCGTTAATTAAATTTTCTAAAGCTTCGTGTTCATCTTCTAAGGACGATTGTACTACAGCATCTAAACTCATAGCTATTCCCCTGTTAGATATGTATAATGTACTTCGCTGACATGATTGCCGTCCTGCCAACGCTTAGATTTTGTTGCTAGGTTATCACACCAAGAGTTCCATAGACTCTCACAGCCATAGAGATGACATAAATCTATATAGATTTTTATTCTATCTGCATTCGACTGCTCAGCCTTCTTAGTCTTAGGCTTTGGATTCAGCTTTAGAATCTTAGGGTCAACGTCATACATCTTAATGTTGTGAACGTCCATACAGCCTACCATTCCTGCCACTAGCTGACAACAGAACCCTGCTTTAGGTAAACCTAGACCGTCAACTCTAAGGAAGATTTTCATTAGGCTGAAAGCCTTTTCGTCATAAGTCTTACTAGAGTTAAGGACTGCTTGAACTTGAGCAAACATCTTGTGTTTGTTCGACATAAGATATTCGTAAGTCTTTATCTTGTTGCCCCAAAGAAACTTAGAATCTAACTTGTTAGCTCTAACATCAACCATCTGTTCACCAACACCGAGCCAGTTCTGCTGAATAGATAGAACTACCATAAGAACGGTGTCTGCCATGTTGTTAGCGTTACGCTGAGAATATTCTTGAACCGCTTTGCAATGTGTCTTAAACATATCAATCTCCAAATCAGTTTATAAATCCCTTTAACTAATAAGTTCATACGAACTTCTTATTAGTTAAAGGGTATTTATATTTTACTTCTCTTTGTTGTATTTCCCATGTAGTTCTAATTGCCTATTAACTTTATCTGCAAATATCTCATAAGCTTCAGTAGGTAATAGGTCGTAATGTCCCCAGAATATATCTGCATTCTCACCTACAAAATCTACAATCCACCCAACAGTATGCACCATATATCTGGACTGTGGACTCTTAGCTATTTTAGATTTTTCAGTTCTACTAATACAGACACCAGTAATAGCACAATAGCTAACTAATTCAGCATCTAATCTATTAGATAAAGTGGTTTGCAACTCTTTAAATTTATTCACGATGATTCCCCTTGTTCAATAACTTCATCAGAGCTAAACACATATTCGCTCATGTCTATGCCCCACTTAGGTTTAAAGATTCTAACACTTCCATCAGGATTTGTCAATGGGTCGCCATCTTTATCGTTAGCATATAACTCTACGTCCCATATAACAAACTGTAAATCTTCAAAGTCTTCAGGATTTTCAGAATCTTTAATCCACTTAAGATTAAAGACGCTTGGATATAGTTCTCTATCGCCATAGAGACTAGAGCAAACCCAAACCTTACCCTCACTGCTAGGTTTATGTGGTGGTTCGCCACCCTCTAGCGTATAAGTATTGCCACGAAAACATTTTATATCCATTCCTACCCAAGCTTCAACTGTACCACAGTACAACGTCCAACCATATTTCTTTATAATCTTCATAGTTTTATAACCTCGTCTTCGCAATAAACCTTGTGAATTTCTTCGCTAACGTAATCTATGTCAGTTACAGTAAGGTCTTCAACCAAAAACATTTCGTTAGCTTCTTCTTTTGAGTTAGCTTCTACTGCATAAGTATTATGCCGAACTTCCGTAGTTAATATATAATATTTCTTCATAGCTCTATATCCTCATCGTCTGAATAGATTATTAAATCGTTGATGGTTTCTAATAGCTTCTTAGAATATTTCCGAGCCAAATAGTAATTACCATCTTCTACTGCACCATCAACTCTACCTAAAAATTCTGTAACCAGAATCAGCAAATAATCGTGTTCTTTCATAATTCTATACCTCAAAACAGTCAGTAACTTTATCCCAGTCTACAGTCTCTAAGACTGAGCTATCGAAATATAAATGCTTTAGAACAATCCAAGTTCCGTCTATAAATTCTATTCGCACCTTATCGCTAAAGCTTACATCGGGAAACATTTCTTTCCACATAATTATTCTCCAAAGTCGATGTCCAAACAATTTTAAAAAAACTTTTTAATAATAAGTTCGTAAGAACTTACTTATTATTAAAAAGCTTTTTATTTTTCAAAGAATAGAATAAAAAGGGGAGCGTCCTTGCTCCCGATAGATTTATTTAGCGGATAGAATCTCAAGAATTTTATCCATTTTAGATTCTAAAGAATCTATTCGTTGGGTGTTAGTTTTTGGTTTCGCCTTCCCCTTCGGGGTAGATTTCTTAGCGACTTTCTTAGAAGTCTTAACAGACTTAACAGACGCTGTAGATTTCTTAGCTGTGCGCTTAGCCTTTGGCTTGCGAATCATGTGAAGGAATTGGACAGGCACTTCGTCCCAGTCGTGCCATTCACTGACATCGCCATGTGTCATAAAGCTATCGGAATCGGCATAGTGCTTATTAAGCACAGCGTTGAACACTTTGGTCAATCCATATCTTTCTGATGGATTCTTGGCGTGAATGTTTGCAAAGTGGCAAGCTACGCCATAGACTTGTCGAGCTGAAGCAATTCGGTTGTTGTCGATTTTGTCGAAGTTTGAGTTAGCCATTTTAGTTTCCTTAAGTTATTAAATTAAAAAAGTCATAAATGACTTCTTTTTTAATTTCATAACTTAAGGAAACTTTTTTAGTATTCCATTAAGCTTTTATAGCTTAATGGAATACTAATTTTTAGCTTGAAAAAACTTTAGGTTTTTTTCCTGTAGGCGATAGAGCTTGAAAGACTTTTAAAGTCTTGGAGTGGTGAAATAAGCGTAGCTTAAAAACTTGCTAAGTTGTTGGAGTTGTTGGAGATTTTTGAATAAATCTATAGATTTAAAAAAGCTTCAAAGCCTCTCTAGTTTTGTAAACTAGAAAATCTCTCAAGACTTTAAAAGTCTTCAAGGCATGTGTAATGCGTTGTGTGCGATAGATTCTATAGAATCTTAGGAGACTTTTAAAGTCTCTGGAGAATTTTGAAGTCTTGAGAGACTTCAAGGGGGTGGGCAAGTCGCCATAGGGGGGGTACTGGGATATATATACATTCTTATACATTTTTAGAAGAAATGCAATGTAAACCAGACAGTGCCGCAGCTTGAAAGGGCTTTAAAGGGAGGAGAAAGCGGGGATGGAGATTAAGATATGTGAGCCATGCTCCAATATCTATATATAACCCCTCTGGGCTTATTATTATTATACACCTAAATTCGCAGTTTGTCAAGGACTTTGTATACAATACTTAACAAAAGTATACATAGATGTTGTTTTGTACAGTATTATGTCCATAAAAGTGAAGAAAAAGCTTGACAAACCTTAAATTTACCTATATAATATAGTATATATATATAATATAAAAGGCTTTACAGACTAATGGCAGATAAACAACTAACCACCAAGCAACAAGCTTTCTTAGATAACTTAACGCCTTGTGGTGGTGATGTAAGACTAGCAGCAGAACAAGCAGGCTATGCAGAAGGAACTCATTACGCAGTAGTTAAAAGCTTGAAGTCTGAGATACTAGACATGGCTTCAAACATCATGGCTCAGAATGCCCCTAAAGCAGCTTCTAAGCTTGTTCAGATTATGGATAGCCCTGAACCTATACCACAAGCTAATATGCGTCTACAGGCAGCACAGCAGCTCCTAGACCGTGTAGGCTTAGGGAAGTCAGATAGACTAGATGTTAATGTAAACACTGGTGGTGGTCTATTCGTAATCCCCGCAAAGAAAGAGGTGATTATAGATGCTGAATATACGGAGAACTAGCAGCACTATTCCGTTTGGTTATAAGCTAAATGAATCCAATAACGAATTTTTAGAGCCTATACACAACGAACTAGAAATGCTAGATAAAGTTCTACCAATGATAAAAGACAAGACACTGAGCCTGAGAGAAGGCAGCATGTGGTTGACCCACGAAACAGGACGTTCAATATCTCACATGGGGCTTAAGAAAATTGCAGAAAGAAAATGATTGGGACATTAACCCTGACAAATACTTAAAGGACGAGGACGGAAACTTTATACTAAAGGTTGACGGTACTCCCCGAAAGAAAGGCGGAAGAGCTAAAGGCTCGAAGGGTCGAGGCTATGCCTACCACTCGAAAACCAAAGCTAAGATAGCCGCTAAGAAAGTAGTAAGACAAAAAGAAAAGAAACTTAAGGCTGCACAAAATAAAATAGATAATTATAAGAAGTCTATTAATGCAACTAAAAAGACTCTCCGCAAACTCGAAAATAAGGATGATGTACCCCTTGTATGCGCCAACGAGTTGGATGACATCCCCGCAGCCTTAAAAGAAGAAGCAACTGAGGATGTTATCTTTAAGGCTAACGAAGGCCCACAGGAGGACTTCCTAGCAGCAGGTGAGACAGACGT